GGGATAAGAGGCGGCGGCAGGGCCGTCAGAAAAAAGCCGGTCGCATTCTCGGTCGTTCGGCGTCGGAGTCGGCGTCCGTCTCGCTTCGCCGAGTTGCAGCCGTGATGTGTCGGCCGCAGGTTCTCGATCGCGTCGCTTCCGCCTCGGCTGACCGGCAGCACGTGGTCTATGCTCAGCCGGTCTCGCATAGCCGTCGCTCGCGGATCGATCGGACGATGGCACAGAGTGCAGGTCCAGCCGTACGTGTCGGTGACCAGCTGCCGCAGCCGCTGCCGGTCACGTCCCTGCCAGCGTGTCCTGCCCATGCCCCTGAGCATACCACCCCGAGCAAGCACCCAGCAAATCAATACCCCCCCGTCGAGGTACCCGGGTGTCGGACAGGCCCCGGGTCGGAGAACCCCCCGTCTCGCACAACCCAGCCCGGTCCGGGAATCGCAACCACCCACGTAGGTGATAGCGTCTCCCCCCCGTGGCGAGCGGCGGGGCCGCCGCCCCACGGGCGGCCCCGCCCGCTCGGCATCGCAGTCTGGCTATTTGAATTCAAGGGGTTCTTCAAAGGGGACGGAGTCCCCTTTATGGGGACTCCCTCCCCTTTAGGGGAGGTTAAAAGGTCGGCACTGAGTTCCGCATGGGAGATAGGGGGCCGGACACCTACTTTCCGTTGCTATGACGCCGAAAGGTCTGACCCACCCCACTCTCCCTCCATCCGGAACTCTCTACCATGGGAACACAGAGACGCAAGGCGAGTGCTTCCGCATGGCCAACGGGACTAATCCCCGACATGACGCCGGAAGCCAGGCGGGAACGGAGACGGACTCGGAACAGGCCCCTTCCCCACCATCCGGAACTCTGATGCGGATGGGTCATCATCGGGCAGAGTCTTCCGGATGGACGTAGCCGTGAACCCTTGCGGGCATTGGCCAATCTCGGCGTGTCGGTAGGCGTGGACGGCTTCTTTCTCGGCGTCCGCGAGCACGTCTAGGAGAGTCTCCACGGCGTCGGTGAGAGACTGGTTGGCGGCCCCGGTGCGGGCGACGGCGCGGCGGACGTCCACGACGCCCCAGGCGGCCGACCGGATATGGGCGATGATGCGCAGAGCGACTTGGCTGGCGCCCGGATCGGGGCGCGGGGAGAGCGATTCCATGGCATCTATTGTACCCCGGGCACGACTAATGGCCCCGGTGTCCCACGGGGCCTGACATACGCGGTGATTCCGTTATGGGGCTAGGCGGCTGCGGGCGCCTAGGCGGAGGCCTCTTCGGCGGCCTGTTCGGCCATCAGCCGTTCCAGGGCTGCGAGGGAGGCGGCCCGGACGGCTTCGGGATCCGGCTGCGGCTTCTCCGGCTGGGCCCACTTGGGCGGCCGCGCCCAAGTGGTCCACGACGGATTCTTTCGGACGATCGTCTGTCCGTGCCACTCGCGGATCAGGACTTTCCCTTGCGCCTTGTAGTCTTCGAGCACGGCCTGATTCCACTCGGACGCCAAGCGCCACGGCGCCGGAGGCCGCTCGGTCTCCGGCTCGGGGACCGTCACCTCCACCACCTCGGAGTCCGCCTCCGGCTCCGGATCGGGCACCGTGACTTCCTCCGGCTCCGGATCGGTCTCGGGGACCGTCACCTCCACCACCTCGGAGTCCGCCTCCGGCTTCTCCGCGGGGATCGGGGCGCCTCGGCGCCTCGGGCGGGCCTGCTTTGCGTCGGCGATCAGGGCCAGGTAGGCTCGCTTGTCCACGCGCACCCACGACGGGGCCGCGCGGCCTTCGACGATGCCGCCCCGCGTCCACGCGATGACGCCGGCGGCTTCGAGCCTCTTGAGGCCCTCGCGGCACCACCGCTCGGAGCGGAGCGTGGTCTCGGCGAGCTGCGGACCCGACGTCCACCCCTCGCCGGATTTCGATGGGAGCAGGGTCGCCAGGCCCTGCATAGCGGACGCCATACAGCGATCGAAGCCGCCCCACGCCGCGCGGGCGTGGGAGCGGACGATCGACGGCAGCGGCGCCCTGGCGTTGAGCTCAGTGCTCATCTTCTGCCTTCTTGTCTTTCTTTTCTCGGAGTATCGGGCATCTGGCCGCCCAGTCCTCGCGGACCATGCGGAATTCGTCCCCGTCGGACGGCCCACGATCGATACTACACGATGAGACCCAGAGCGGCGGCCATTTCTCGGGCGCATACTGGGGCGGCTGCACGGACACCTCCCGAAGATCGTCTGGGTACCGCGGGTGGCGTCCGACGGCGACGGTCGTGTATCCGGATGCGCCTTCCGACTGGCGTCTCGCTCGGGCGACGGCGGCGGCATCCATGAGCCGGCCGTCCGGGGCGAACCAGGCCAGGCCGGCGGGGCGCGGGTGCTTGGGATCGTAGAGGGCGCCCCAGGCTTCCCTGGCCATCCGTCGGTACTCGCCGACGGCCTCGATTCCCGGGATCATACTCGGCCGCGGCTCCGGATCGGGTACGGCCTCCAAATATCTTTTCATGCCCCCATCATAGTACGCCCCTGCATACGGATTCCACTCCCTACGGATTCTCTCTCCGCAGGGCGCCAGTTCCGGATGGCGGTGGCATGAGGGAAGCCCCCACGGGAATACCCTGTGGGGGCTTCGACGTCGGAGGCGGCTGGCTCAGCAGGGCCAGTTGTCATCCATGTGACAGCGGAACATACCGCCGATGATCCATCCGAGGTAACGCCACATCGTCTCTCACCTCCTTATTCTACTCGCCGGTGGTGTCGGGGCGCCAGGGGTAGACGGCGTCCGACGGGAGGGAGTCCCTGTATCGCGCCCAGAGCAGCACGGACGGGATGGACACGATCAGGTTCTTGCCGGGGATCTGGGAGCCGTTGCCGGCTCGGGCCGCCAGGGCGCCGAGCGGGTAGTTCCCGCGCGTCTTCACGTAGACCTCGGCGCAGCCGGGGATCGATCCGGGCTGCACGGTCTCGATCACCGGGACCGGGTGCGGGATCAAGCCTTTCCGCCGCCAGGCTTCGAGCGGCGGCAGGACGACTTCCCGCATCAGCCACGTCTGCGCGACGGGGAGGGCGAGCCGGAGGGCCCAGTCGGGCGTGTCGGGATGCCGCCGGACGGTGACCATGCCGACGCCGTGCGGGGCGTGGTCGCGTCCGAGCTGGATCACGGCCCGCATGTAAGTGCGGATGAGCCGGGCGGCGTTGCCGATACGCCAGACGGGGTGGGCCCCGTAGGAGTCCGAGCGGCCCTTCCCCCACGTCGCGATCGTCGCGGGGGAGCAGTCCTCGATCTGCGCTATCTCCCGGTAGGTCAGGCCCATGGCGGACAGCGCTTTGACGGCCGCCTGCAGGTCCCGGGTGGAGTTCAGGTAGCTGTCAGTCATCCCAGTCGTCCCCCTCGGAGTCTCGGAGGGTCCACCCGTAGGCGTACCCGTAGACGGCGGCGGTGATGGTCAGGACGATCCTCCACGGGGTGGAGGCGGCGGTGACGGCGACGGCAATGAGCGCGACCCATGCCAGGCCGAGCAGCGCCACCATGGCGGGGGTTCTCATTACAGGAGTCCTGCCTTCCTTGCGTAGTCGTCTCCGATCCTACTGTTTTTGTCGATCCATGCCTGGCGTGCCCTCCCGAGGCATCGGACGCCGAGCGCGTCGTAATCGATCTCCTCCATTCTGTCTGTGGTGTCCAAGACGTCGGTCAGGGCGTCGGCGGCGCCGAGCGAGTACCAGGCACGCCGCTCGGGAGTGAGCCTGTCCCAGGCGCAGTCCAGGGCGCAGGTGCCGGCGTGGCGGCGCTCCTGCCAGTGATAGTCGTAAGCCTCCACGCGGGCCCGACTGAGGAGGCTTACGATCGGGTTGGTTTTGCAGCCGTAGAGGCCGGTGGCCGCTGCGAGGGCCCGGTAGGCGCCAGCCCAGTAGAGCGACTTCGTCTCGGGCGGGTCCCAATCACGGATGCCGTTGCCGGTGAGGATCTTCTCGGTCATTTGATGTGCCTTTCGAGTGTCAGGTCGTATACGGAGTGGCAGGCGTCGTAGAAGGTGCACCTGTCGGCGGCCGCCGTCATCTTCTCGATCAGGTCGGCCAGGTCGCACACGAACCTGGCGTCCGTGATATGGAGGGCGCCTCCGAGGCCGGTCAGCTGTGCGGGGGTGTAGAGGCCGATCGGGGCGCCGGTGGAGTCACCGATCGAGATGCTCCGGGAGCCGACCTCATGCTCGATTCCCATAACGTAGGAGGCGCAGTGGGCGGCGAAGATTTCCCCGGCCGTGCGGTCATCAGGAGTGTCTATTTTAAACAATCTCATTTCTTGAATCCTTCCAGTCTACTTGTCCATGCGGGATATGACGTCGCGGGTGGCCGCCTGTATGGCCCGGAGGTCGGGCGTGCAGGCGGGCTGCCTGGCGGCGTAGACGTCCCGGAGGGCCCGGAGGCCGTCCACGGTGCGCGGAGTCAGGGTGGGTAGACCCTCGAGAGCCTCTAGGACGGCGTCCAGTGCCTCGGCGGCGCCGAGCGCCTGCCAGCCCAGTCGCTCCGTCGGCGAGGCCGCAGCGGGCGGCCCGTCCAGGGCGGCATAGTAGGAGCGTCGCGCGTCCCGGAGAGCGTTGTAGAGGACGACGGTCGGGTTCACGCCGGCGGTGCCGGGGATCAGCTCGGCGGCCGTCAGGGCGAGGACCGCCCCACCGTAATAGTCGGCTCGGCAAGCCTCGGGGGCTTCACAGGCCGTCATTTTCCACATTCCTTTCCGGTGTTGTAGCGGGGTTTGGGGAATTTGGGCCATTTCAGGCCGCGGACGGTGGCGACGTGGCCTCCGGGCAGGTGCCGGATGGCTGTGTGCCGGCCTCCGTGGTGCAGGTCCACGCTGTAGGCGGCGCCGCCGGGGTTGCCGACCAGGTAGCCGGCTCTGTCGTAGTAGCAGGTCCCCTCGTAGCCGGTCTCGGCAGCGTGGCGTACGTCTCGGGCGATCCTGTCGTAGGCGCCGGGTGCGAGCTCGGGATGGTATTCGGGCATCTCTCAGGTATCCTTTCCGGGTGGGGCCCCGGCCCCCGGAGGGGCCGGGGCGTGGTTGGTTTCTCAGTATTCCTCGACGAGGATCTGCGCCAGGTCGTCCAGCTCGTCCATGTCGTAGTCGCCCTCTTCGTCGGGTGTGAGGTTGGCGAGGATGTGGTGCTTGGCTGCTTCGCGGGTCAGGCCGGTCTCGGCGGCGAGCCAGCATGCCGCGTCCCGGGTCTCCCAGTCAATCCACTTGGAGCCTTCGTAGATCTTCATTTCAGGTTTCCTTTCAGTGTTTCGCTCGGGGGCCTTTCCCCCTCGCTGTACCTATAGTCTACCCTCGCCGTGGCATTCTGTCAACTCGGTGTGGCGTGACGCTGGCCACGGAGTGGTGGGGGGTTCGGGCATGGGGAATCCCCCGCCGGGGCGGGGGATTCTTGGCTATCAGATTCGGATCAGGTCTTCGGGATCGTAGAGGCCCTGGTAGGAGGGGAGTTCCTTGATCTTCTTCCTGGCGGCTTCCTTTGAGATTCCCTTCCTGGCGGCGAGCCAGGCGGTCGATTCCCTGAGGTCGCTGGTGAAAGTTCTCGGGAAGATTCCTCGGTTGTCTCGCATTTCAGTTTTCCTTTCGGTTATCGCTTGGGGCTTTCCCCCTTGCTGTACTTATAGTCTACCCCGCCCGTGGCATTGTGTCAAGCCGGGGCGGGGTAGACTCTTGTGGTTTCGGTCACTCTCCGAGTCCGCGTTCGAGCCGGGAGAGACGGGCGTCCACGACGCCGATCTCCTGAGAGAGCCGCCGGAGGGTGCCTGCGTGCTCGTCCCGGAGGGCGTGGACCTGGCCCTCCACGCGGGCCAGGCCCTCGGCGAGGGAGCGGCCGTCGCCCTGAGGCTCCATCCGGCGACGCATCGCCCGCAGCTGGCGCCATACGGGGACCAGGCCGGCGAGCGCGGTCAGGACGCCGGAGACGGCGGTGAGGATCGGGGCGACGTGCTGCATTTTACTGGGCGCCTCCTACCGTCGTCGGCGCCGCGGCGGGCGGGGGCAGCTGGGCGACGTGCGCGGCGGCGGCCGCGCCGGGATCGAGCTGGGGGGCGTCGCGGACGGGCTGCAGCTGCGCCGTCGGGGCGGTCCCGGACTCCGACTCCGCCTCCGTCTCCGGCGCCTGCGCGAGGGCCTCGGAGTGCTTGCCCTTCTGACGGCCGTAGACGTTGACGGTGGTGGCCTTGGGTTCGCCGGGCATCAGGTCGTAGAGGCCGGAGGCGGTCAGCCCGAGCACGATCCCGCGGGCGACGGCGTCCAGGTAGCCGGACCCGGTGGAGTAGGCGTCCCCGCACGCGACGGCGACGCCGGCGAGCACGGAGACCAGCGGCGCCAGGCGGCTCGGGAGTCCGGTGCGCTTGGCGAGGTTGGTGAGGGCGACGATCGCCGGGACGGTCAGGAGGATGCTCATATCAGATGCTCCCTCCCAGCGCCCTCAGGTCATCGATCAGGGTTTTGGCTTGTGCGTGGACGGCGCCCATGAGGGTCTGGACCGTCTCCGGATACGCCGAGTGCTCGGGGACGTCGGGCCAGGCAATCTTGTACGCCTGGTACTCTTCCCACGTGAGCTGGCGCATGCTGTGGGCGGTGACGAGGTAGGCGACGTTGTCGCCGATCCTCCATACGATGAACATTCCGTCTCCTATAGGGGGTTTGATCGGGTCGGGTTCGGGGGAGCCGCCTCCGAGGGCGGCCTGGTAGATATCGTCCAGCTGGTCGATCTTCGAGTCATACGGGCAATTCTTCCCGTAGGCGGTGGACCAGCGAGCGCCCGTCTGTGAGCGGCACCAGGTCTTCCGGTCGTTCGGGTCGAAACGACCGAAATCACCGGCACAGCCCAGCCTGTGCCAGGCGAGGCCCCTCAGGTCTCCGGGCGTGGCGATCCTGCGGGGGACGTGCGGGTGGGTGTCCCATATCCAGGCGAGCAGCTGTCCGAGCGCGGTCACCTGCGAGGCTGTGAGGGCCCGCTCGGAGGCGCCGTCCCACGTCTCCACCGAGATATCGCCGAAATTCCCGGCGCCGGAGGCCCGAGTGGCCTGACCGGTGGAGGCGTACTGGTATACGTCGCCGGAACCGTTGACGTAGAACGTGCTATACGTCCCTTTGTAGGGGCCATATTTGTATAGGTTGGTGGCGCCGGAGACGGCGGTGTGCAGGGTCATCCGCACCGGCGTGTGCGACCGGTCCGTGGTTTCGCAGTTGAGGGGCCAGTGGGTGGCCCCGGGATACCAAGCCATAGAATCAGGTCCTTTCTTTAGTATCCGATCGCGGTCCACATGAAAGCGTACGGGACGTTGCCACCGGTGCCTCGGAAGCGCGCCCGGAATTTCTCTACGGACAGTGAGTCGATTTCGAGGGGCCCGGGCGGCGGCTGGCACTGGTACTTGGCATTGTTGATCCCGGACAAGGGCGTGCAGGTGATCGAGCACACCCCTTCCTGGAAGGTAACGGGGAAGCCGGCCTCGGGCATGTAGGTGAACCCATCCTGGATCGACGTCGGGTAGGCGAAGACAATCCCGGTGACGATCCTGCATTTTTTCCAGTAGGCGGCTTGCGCGGTGCCCGAGATGCTGGTTCCGTTGGTGTGCGACGCTACCAGCGAGTTGTCAATGGCTTCGGTACGGCACTCCAAGAAAGTGTCGTTGAGCTTCTTCGCCGTCAAAAGCTCACCGTCGGTGAAATTATACACCTAGTCTCTTCCTTTCCACCGTATGGCTTCCAGCCATGCCGGTACGTACTCGTAGGGGATCGGCTTCTGTAGGGTCAGCGTAGTCTTGATGGACGTAGTGTCCAGGGACCATTTGACGCCGATGACGTGGCAGGGATAGGTGTCCTGGACAGTGGAGACCATGACTATGTCGGTCAGGTCTATCTGCGCCGTCTCGCATGTCGCGTACATGGCGTCGCCGTGGGAGCGGTTCCAGTGGGCGACGGCCGGGTCGGCCTCATGCCAGGCCGGCAGAGTGACGGACGATACCCACGCGCTTGGGTAGTTGTAGTAGAGCTTCTTGGTTAAGACGCCGACTGTGCGTGATTGCCATGAGTTCTGGCTCGTCAAGCCCTCGAAACCATTGAGGGATATCTGCACGCTCTTCTTGCGCTCACCGAATTCTTGTTCGATCGTCCGCTCATACACCGTGGTCTTCTGTTGACTCATGGTGCCCTTGTCGATCCATTTCTTTTTGTTCGGGTCCCATTCCTGGTCTATGTGGTCGGTGGCGATATCGAGCCGGGAGATGGCGGAGGACGCGTCGTAGTCCACAGACGCCTCGATAGCCTGAGGGTAGACGACGCTGGTCCTGTAGTCGGCGACGCCGCCGGCGTCGATCAGCATCCCCTCGGGTAGCCGGTCAGGCGGGGACCAGGCGAAAGCAAGCCACCCGCGGCAGTCGATAAACCACGGCCGGCAGCCCGTGGCCGTGACGATGTCCAGCCACTGGGCGAGGGACCGCTCCGCGTAGGGGGCCCGGTGGATGCCGAGCCGCGACCAGCCATTGTCGGATTTGAGGGTAGTGTGCCACGAGATTCCGTTGGGGCCGGTTATCTCGCCGATCCCGTTCGACGTCCACACCCAGCCCTCAGACAGGGGCCCGACGCTGGTTTTGGCGGCGAGTTTGGCGGTGGAGTCCACGGAGGTGATTTCGGTGGTGTAGGTGCCGTCGGGCTGGTAGTGGGAGACGACGGTGTCTACCAGTCCGGTGAAGATCGGCGTCGCCGAGGGGATGTGGACGAGGACGGTGCGGCGTCCGCGGTGGATTTTGGCGACGCGAGGGTCGTAGGCGTCCCGATAGATGGCTTTCATGGTGCCGATCTTGTAGGCGGACGTGATGCCGTCGTAGTCCATGCCGCGCTCGGTGGTGACGGATGTGGCGGTGTCGAGCATGTCCACCCAGATCAGGTCGGCGTCGGATGGAGGGAGCGTGTACTGCCCGAGCTTGATGCTCCCGAGGGTGTCCCAGTCGCCGATCTTCCTGTTAGGGTCGGGCAGGGAGGTGGAGCCGAGGATGATCTTGCCGAGCCGCTGGTCGTTTGTGGCCGGGTCGGGGAGCTGGGCCATGAGGGCGTAGGCCTCCGGGCCGGTCGCCGCCGTGGCGTCGCCGGGGATTTCGAGTTCGTGTTCGACGTGGAGTTCGCATTCCTGGCCGTCGCATACCTCGGGTGTTTCTATGGTGAGGCGCTGCAGGTACTTGGGGTTGTAGGGTAGCCAGGTGCGGTCGGTGCCGTCCATGGTCTGGGTGCGGATGGCGCCCTGGATCCCGATCCGTGCGGTGGCGCCGGGGACCGTGCCGCATTTGAGGGTGACGGCGACGGCGGGGGACCAGGATGCGGGGATGGGCGGCAGATCGATCGTGACCAGGTCGCGACTGTCGGCTTTGAACGTGAAATTCCCGCGCGGTCGGTGCCGCTCGGCGTCGGGCACGAAGACCCGCACGCGGTCTTGGGTCCACTGGCCGCCGGAGCGCTGGCGCCAGTGCTTGGGGGCGAAGTCGAACCGGTGGACGGGCGGATACAGATGCATGGCGGCTCCTATCCTACCAGGGTGCGGCCGGTCAGGCGCTCGTACTCCCGGATGGCGTCTACGACGGCCTGCCCGGAGCGGGCGTCGGCGGTCAGGGACTGCAGGGTGATGTTGACGGGGCGTGTTTCACGTGGAACCGCGGCCCATGCGGGGGCGCCGAGCGGGATGGATGCTCCGGCGTCGGCGAGGGCGCCGGAGTCGATCATGCCGGGCATGCCGCGGGTAAGCCGTTGCAGGCTGCCGCGGACGGTCGTGTACTGGGATTCCATGCCCTGGACGAGGCCGCCGATGATCAGCCGGCCGGCGCCGTAGAGCAGCTGCCGGTCGGTTGTCTCGGGGCCCTTCCAGGACGTGAGCTTGCTGGTCAGCCATTTCAGGCCATCTTTGACCATGCTGAAACCTGATTTGATACCGTCCCAGAGTCCTTTGATGATAGATTTGCCGACGTTGAGCAGGATCTTGCCGGCGTTGCCGAACGCCTTCACTATCTTACCGGGGATCTGGGCGACCCACCCCACGACTTTGGTGATGGCGTTCCAGATGGAGGACGCTATCTGGCCGAGTACATTCCATACTTTGGAGAGTAGCTTGCCGAACCAGCCGATCACCATCCCTATGGACCCTATGATGGTCTGGAATGTTATCTTCACCTGATGGGCCGCCCAGGATATGACGGCCTTGATCCCGTTCCAGACGCTCTTGACGACGCCGAGCAGCCCCTGGAACGCGCTGCCGAGCCACCCGGCGGCGGTCTTGATCCCGGCCCAGACGGCTTGGATGACGGCGCCGGCGCCGGAGATGACGGTCTTGATCCCGTTCCACACCCAGGATGCGACGGTCGCGATCCCGGTGAAGACAGCGCCGATGACGGCTGCGCCGCCGCGGAGTAGGGCGACGAAGCCTTCCCAGGCGGCTTTGACGACGGCGACGGCGACGGAGAACACAGTCTTGACGCCTTCCCACGCCCAGCCGACGACGGTGGCGAGGCCGGACATGACGGCGGAGACGGCCGTGACACCGAGCTGGAAGACCATCTTGATGACCTCCCAAGCGATCTGCAAGGTGACCGCGGCGGTCTTGACGACGCCGACGAGTAGCCGCCAGGCGCCGACGAAGACGCCGCCGATGATCCGGCCCAAGCCGGACAGGAGGCCGGGGAGCTTGCCGATGAGCGGGACGACGTAGTCGGCGATGAACCCGGTTATCTTAGTTACGATGGGTAGCAGCATGTTGCCGAGTTTGGCTTTGGCATCTTCCCATTTCGCGGACAGTACCTGTTGTTTGTGGGCGAGCGTGTCGGTCTCGCGGGCGAATTTCCCGGTGGAGTCCGCGCTCTGTTTTTGGATGAGGGAGAGTGTGGCGGCTTGCGTCGCCTGGGTCGTCAGCTGTCCGTTGACTTTCTTGTAGCCGAGTGCCGCGGCCTCGGCGTCGATAGCGTTCTGGGTGAGGGAGATACCGTATTTCTCAATCGGATCCCGCTCACCCTTGAGGGCAGCGGAGAGCGCGTCCACGGCATCCTTGGTGTTGCCGCCGAACTGCGCGGACAAATCGGCGCCGATCTTGATGACTTTGTTGGCCTGGTCGGCGAGCTGGTTGGCGGCGGTGCCCCCGTTTTTCAGCTGGGTGCCGATCAAGGTTGCCATTTCGTTGTACTGGTTGCGGGAGAGTCCGACGGCTTCCGCGGCGCTCTTGGCGTAGGAGTGGACCTGCTTGGCGGAGGTTTTGAAAACGTCGTCTACGGCGCCCATGGACTGTTGTAGGTTCGAGGCGGCGCCGACGGCTTGTTTGCCGATGGCGAAAGCGGCGGTGGCGCCGAAGCCGACAACGCCGGCTGTGATGCCTTTCATGCCGATGCCGAGCGCGGAGAAGGACTGCTTGAGCTTGCCCATGCCGCCCTCGCTCTGGCCGATCTTGCCGAGCTCCGACCTGAACTTCTTCGTGTCGGCCGTCACAGATATTTTGATGGATTGCCTTGCCATGCCGCTCCTCTTCCTGCTACACTGGGTTGTGCACGAGGCATCGTGTGACTCCTTTCAGTTGGTTCTTGCCGATCAGCCCCCCGCCTTCGGGCGGGGGGCTTTTCGTCGTCACCACCCCACGCTCACCGGGCCGTGTTGGCTCTCCGCCACGCCTTCCGCAGTTCCAGTTCCTCGATCGCGGTCAGCGTCCAGTACTGGCTGGGCGTGGCGAGGAGACCGGCGGCCGTCATCTCCGCCATCCGCCGCACGAAACGGCCGGGCGGCCTCACCCGCCCCGGCGTTCTCGCCGAGCACTTGGTTGATGCGGGCGACGAGCGGGGCGAGGGCCTGAGGCGTCTGCGGGGCGGTGCGGGCGCCGGCCCGGATCAGGTCGGCGAGCTGGACCAGGGAGAGTCCGTCCACGACGTCGGGCGTGAACGGCGGGGCGCCGGCGGTGGCGAGCCGCTGGGCGGAGATGAGGCCGAGCGCCCGGAACATGGCGACTGGGTCCACGGTTTCGAGTTTGTCCAGGGTGGTGCCGAGCGTGGCGGTGAGCAGGACGTGCTCGCCGATGGTCAGCGTCTCCATGAGTTTCTCTGCTTCGACGTCGGCGAGGGCCGCAGCCGCGGATGCGGGTTCTTCAGACATTGAGTCCTCCTATGTTGTTTTCGAGGCCGAGTTTGGTGCATATCTCGCCGATGCCCTGGACGAGAGTGCGGACGATTTCCTCATTCTTGGCTTCCAGTGCTTTGACGAGGAACATCGTGGATTTGATGTGGTGTGCGGGCCACCCGTAGTGCTGGACGCCCGCGTAGGGTATGGATTTGCGGCCGGCGGTGATCACGGCTTTCGTTTTGCCGCGGCCGGCCCGGATCGAGCCGGCGAGCCGGCCCGTCTTGTGCGGCGTCAAGGGCTTCGCCGTCTTCACCACGAGGCTGCCGAGGGTGTGCATGAGCGTCTTCATGTCCTGAGTCTCGGCGCCGGCCCGGTTGAGGGCCCGCATGGTCTTGTTGAAGCCTTCGATGCGCATGACGGCGCCGGCTCCGAGGTCGTAGAGGCCGTCGCCGGAGACGGTCACCGCCATGGTCTACCTCCCTTATGCCGCGGTCTTCTTCTCTCTGGTGCGGATCGTGAATTTGAGTTCCGTTGTGGCGTCGTCGTCGCCGGCTTTGATGCCGAGCGAGGGCCGGAGTTTCGGGAACGCCAAGTTTCCGACCCAGTGGGGTTCGTCGGCGGTCGGGGTTTCGTTCCCGTGCGGTGCCAACACGAAAGGTACGTTGTCCTTCGCTGGATTGTCGAAGACCTTCATGCACAGGGCGTCGCCGCTAGTGGATTGGACGACGGTGACTTCGAGGGTCGCTTTGCCGACGGAGCCGTGCCGGACGTCCCCGAAGGTCTTCGTGCCGGCGTCTTTCGTCTCCTCCTCGGGGAATTTCCATTCGGAGACTTCGGCCATGTAATCGACGCCGTCGATCTTGAGAGTGAGGTTGGAGCCGCGGAGGCGCGCAAAAGCCATTACTTACCTTTCCTTCTAGTGATGATGGTGCGGAGGGTGACCCGGGTTGCGGGGAGCGGGGCTGCGAGACTGTCGCTGGATATCGCCGTGTACTCGCCGACGGTGATGCCGCCGACGTCCAGGCCGAGCAGGGTCTGGGTGACCCGGTCCAGCATGGACGTGGCGTCGGCGATGGCCATGCCGGGCCGGGCGGTGACGGTGATCCGCCACGTGGCCCGGGCCTGCCCATAGGGCAGGTCCTGGTTGTCGCCGGCTTCGATCCCGGTGAGCTCGATCCAGGCGGATGCCGGCTGGATCGTCTGCGGCGGGTAGGCGCGGACGTCCACGAGACTGTCGTGGTAGACGTTGCCGAGCAGCCAGACGAGCGTCTCTTGGAGCTCGTCTCGGCACTCGGCGATCGTGGGGACGGCCGGGTTCATGCGAGGCCTGGCCTGACGTAGGGCGCGAGCATGGGGTAGACGGCGCGGAGCGGGTCCCTGGCGAGCCGCACCGGGCTGCCGGCGTCCGCGAAAGCCGAGAAAACGCCGCCAGGGTTCAACGCCCGGGTGTTGAGTTCGCGGGCGACTTCGAGGACGGCCCGGGTGGCGATCCGGTCGGGTATCACGGAGGATCCGACGTAGGCCTGGATCATCTGGATCGCGTCGTCGACCATGTCGGCGATATCGGTGGGTTCGATGGTGGAGGCCCCACCCGCGAGGTGCAGCTCGCGGGTGAGGACCAGCCGGACCTTTTCCAGGTCTACCGTGAACGCCATAGGATCAGGCGGTCTTGAACGTCCAGGGCAAGATCGCCAACGGCATCTGGCAATAGTGCGCGGCTTCGCCGTAGACGGCGATATCCCGCTGCAGATCCAGCACCTGGTCCTGCTGCAGGGTGATCGGGGCGCCGGGGGCCTCCTGGCAGACGATCGCGCGACGGTCGTAGAAGGCCGCGAGGGTGATGCCGGGCAGCGGCACGACGGGCACACCATACAGCGACAGCGAGATAGGCGCCGTCGGGTCGATCTTGCCTTCGTTCGCGACCGCCTGGTCGGAGCCGACCCAGCGGAGCAGCCTCTTTTCCTCGCCGAGTTTGGCGATGGCCTTGATCAGGTCCCACGTCAGGAAAAGCCCGTCGATCACGTACTGGTCGGAGTCGTCGAATCTCTGCTGCGCGTCGATGATCGTGTCTCGCAGCGAGTCGGCGGTGATAGCGTCGGCTTTCGTGAGGCCGCCGACGGACTGCTTGGCGGCGACGGCGATGATTTGCTCGCGGACCAGCTGGACGTTCCACGCCTCGATCTGCTTCGCGTACTTGATTGCCTGGCGTTCGAGAAGATTATCGATGAACGCGGGATCCGCGCGGTTGAGGGTCTTCCGGGTGATCTGGGTGCCTCCAGCGAAGGGTTCGATCTTCGCGTTCTTCTCCTCGTCCTTCATACCGCCGGTGGCTACCCTCGTGCCTTCCGTGTAGGAGACGACCTTCAAGTCGTCTTCCTTGTAGACGCTGTACGCGATCGAGGTGCCCTTGCTGGGGAGGTTGGCGGTGTGGGTCAACGCCTTGGTGACACGCTGCTTGGCGGCCATCCGGGCCTGGATCCGGCCGAGCCAGATAGGCGGCTGGACGGAGTCCGTGGATTTGACGACGTCACGGAACTTGAGTCCGGCGGGGGCGCGCTTGGCGTAGTCGCCGAGCGACGTGTAGGCGGCGAGGGGATGCTCGGCCGGGGCGGCGTCGCGGGTCTCGATACCGTCGATCCGGTCTCGGAGCGCGGCGATATCGGTGTGGGCGGTGTTGACGGCGTCTTCGAGGGCGTCAATCGGGTCGGTCACTGGGTGGGCCTGCCTTTCGGTAGTGTGCGCGGTGCGCTGATCGGTGATGGGAGTGTCGGCGTAGGCCGGGAAAGCCACTACTGAGACTTCGTAGAGGGTGGCGGATCGGATGATCGTGTGCTGGGTCCCGTCGTTTTGGTGTTTCACGTCGTAGCCGTCGTGGTCGGGCCGGAATCCGATGCTCATCCGAGTCAGGACGCCGTCGGCGATGAGCCGGCGGGTTTCGTCGCCGAGCGGCGTCGCGGAGATGACTGCGTCGATTTCGAGGCCGTCGTCGGAGTCGCGGAGCTCGGTGATCCGCCCGATGGGCTTCTCGTGGTCCCGGAACAGCAGCGGTCCCGTCTCGGTGGCGCGGAGGGCGCCGTGCGCGATTTCCTCGGTCCAGCCGGGGAGTATCTCGGTGGACTGTCCGTAGGGGACGGCCCGGGCGGTAATGGTCCAGCCGGCGCCGTCGTCAGTCTCGGTCGGCGTCGCCGTCAGGTCGGCGCTGCGGTGTCTCATCCCCGTCATCGACGGGTGCTGCCTGGCCTTCGTCATCGCTGCCTTCTTCCTCGTCTTGTTTCTCGGTTGCGATCGGATTCAATCCCTCGATAGCGCGGACCTCGTCAATGGTGAGGAAACCTGCTTCAAGGGCGACTTTGTGTGCGGCGTAGCGGGTGGTCGTGTCAGGCCTGAGGAACCCATCGACGTTGAATCGCACGTCGTCGCTCAGGATGGAGGATAGGGCCTGCTCGATTTCCCGCATGTACGGCATCAGCGTATGCCTCACGAACAAGATCGACTCCTGTTCCATGTTGGCGTAGGTTTTGGAGTCGCCGTCGCCGGAGGTGAGCATGAGCCGTGCCGGGATCCCGAAGATCCGCGCCACCGAGATGGTGTTGACCTTTTTGACGTCCAAGAGCTGTAACTCGGCCGGCGTCAAATAGCATTGTTTGTAGGTTAGGCCGGCGCCAAGCACGGCGACGCCGCCGGACGGTGTCATCGTCTCGTTCGCCGCCTGTTTCCAGCGCTTGGCGTCGTCGGCGGAGAGCGTCTGGTCGGTGGTGAGGATCCCGGTGGGGCGGCCGCCGCGCTGGGTCCAGCCGGACGCGTAGCGGTTGGCGTCCAGGGCGCCGGTGAGTCCCTCGGCCCACGCCTGGATCGGGGAGACGCCGAGCGGCTCGCCGGCGGCGTGGGTGAGCCGGAGCTGGATTATGTCGGTGGCCCGGTAGCCGTCGTAGGTGATGGTCTTGGCGCCGGTGACCTGGTCCAGGACGGCGCCGCACCGGCGGGGATCGAGCAGACGGATCCGGGCGGTGCCGGGGGCGTCGGCGGTGTGGCGGATCCAGGCGTTGCCGGTCATGGCGAGGGACCGGGTGGTCTCGGCGAGGAAGCCCGAGAGCGTGACGTCGTCGCCGAGCATCCGCTGGATATCCCGGATGGCGGAGCCGCGGGGACGCCCGAGAGTCTTGGAGTACCGGTCCAGGGTGAGCTGGGCTATAGACCCTTCGAGGATGGCGAGGGCCCGGTAGACGGAGTCCAGGGCCTGAGGGTCGTCGGGGGCGCCGTCCCAGCGGAGGGTGACGCCGCCGTCGGTGACGTGCTGGATCGCCGGCCGCCCGCGACGGGCGTTGAGCACCGCGCGGGTGGGGCGCAGTAGGGAGGCGAGCGGCCCCGAAGTTCTCATGGTGTTCATGCTACCACATCTGCATTGTCGGCTTGGATAGTTGGCGTGCCTCGTGGACGGCGAGGGCGGTGGCCCGGAGCGCGTCGATCGGACCGTCGGATTTGGCGGCGTCGAAGTCCGTGCCTCGGGACGTGACCCTCGGCCGGGCGGCTTGGATGGCGGCGACGACGGCGGCGGACTGGACGTGCCGGACGGTGCCCGTCCGGGTCCGGTCGATCAGTTCCTGGCAGGCGTCTTGGTAGTCGGTGTAGGCGCCGAGCCGGCCGATGCCGTCGTCGGCGAGGGTCTCGGCTATGAGCCGTGTGGGGCCGGTCGGGTCGGCGACGATCCGCCGGTAGCCGTCGGCCCAGAGACGCCGGAGGTGGCCTTCCAGGTCCCGGACGTCGGCGGAGGACCAGACGACGGCGGTGATCGGGTCGCCGTCGTGGTCCAGCCAGGCGGCGGCGATGGTGGCGGCTGTGTTGTCCCTGGCGACGTCGTAGGCGATGACGGTATCCGCGGGGCGGGGCCTGGCGGGAGCCTCGTCCAGGGCGAGGCCCGTCCACACGGCGACGTCGATGACCGCCGACGCGTCGCCCTCGGTCGGCAGGTTCAGGAAGGCCCTCCGCCACTCGGCGAGCGGCAAGCCCGAGGCCAGGTCCCTCAGGCGCCGGAGGGACTGGGTGTGGCCGATGGCCGGATGGAACGCCAACGCTTCATCCGAGTACGGGTCCCTGTCGGCGACGGCGGGATCGGCGGAGAACTCAAGGTAGAGGATCCTGGATCCGGGGTCGGCGACGGCTGCCCGGCCGGCGGCTATCTCGGAGTCCAGCCAGCCGCCGGAGGCCGCTTCGGAGCCGCGGGTGGACAGAAGCAGGAACTGGGATAAAGGTCTCGTGGCTTGGGCGGGCCGGACGGCGGCCTGGATCGTGGCGCCCTGCTCGATCGTGTAGGCCCACGCCTCGTCCACGGAGCAGTCGTCGATCGCGTCGCCGTGGATCGCGGCGTCCGTCGGCGGGAAAGGCTCCAAATAGCTTCCGGTCTTGTCGTAGGTGAGCCGTTCGGCGCCTTTCCCGCGCATCACCGTCACACCGGACTCTTCGACGTCGGGAATGTCCTCAACATAGGACCTCCACCGCTTCCCGGCGTCCTTCCCGGTCTGGGCGGTCATCACGGCCCGGTGGTCGGCGAAAGCGAAGAGCCGGTGCGTGTGGATGGCGCCGATGACGTCGGATTTTCCGGCTTGGCGAGGGACGCACACGATGGCTTTTTTGTACCACCACTCGCCGGGATGGTCGGGGTCTATCTCGCAGAGCACGTCGGCGAAGTATGACTGCCACGGCATGAGCTCCCTGCCGCGGATCTTCCGGGAGACTTCGGCGACGACGGGCCCGAGGGAGGGCCGCTCCGGATTCCGGAGGGTGGCGTAGGCGGCGGTCAGGCCGCCGGGCAGCTCCACCGGCGGCATTTCAGAGCCTCCGCCGATCGAGCGCGGCCTTCGTCGCCGCGGCGATCACGTCGGGGAGCGTGTCGAAGATCGTTCCCGTCTTCGCCGGCGGCTTCGGCAGCATCTCAATCCCATCCAAGAGCTGCCGCGCGAGCTGAGTCGTGGCGACGGAGACCTTCGGCGCCGTCAGGCCGTGATCCAGAGCCTTCGCCGTGGACTCCATGACCACGGTCAGGAGCCTCGTACGGTAATCGAGCAGCCCCTCCGCGTCGAGCTCATCGATCAGGGCCTTGACGGCGCCGTGGATGGCACCATCATCGCCCGTCGTGAGCTCGAATAGCGGCATTTCCCCGCTTCCTTCCTTTTTTTTGGACTTTTTCTAGATTATTGGGGGG